AATGTTCAATTTGGGCATCATAGAGGAGTGTCCTGATGGTATTCCACATCATCTGCAATTCATCTGAGTATTCGACTTCCCAGTCTTCGATATTCAGAGGAGTGTTATCATTATATTCATCGTCGTCACTTGCATCGGCGTCAAAGCCAGTATTCGCTTCGTACACGTACTGGCTCCAAACCATGGTTAGTTACTTATCTTCTTTCTCGGGTTTTTCTTTTATACCTGTTAACGACAGTGAAGTCGATTCTCTTGTTTTAAGTCCATCTTGAATGGCATTTAGGGCTCCTTCGACCTTAACTTCGTCTCCACTGAAGAATTTCAGAAGACCTTCTTTGATGGCATCCTTACTCATACCAGACTTCCTGACTGATTTACGGATGCTAATTTTCCCTTTCCTGAGATTAATGGTGTCAATACCCTGAGAAACCATATGTTTCTTTACATTCTCCTTAAGGCGCTTTTCTTCCTGATTCAAAATCTTTATATCCGATTTAGCTTCAGTGAGTTGTTTGGTGAGCTCTACGAGTTTAGATACACTCTCGGAGAGGTCAGGTGAAACAGTAGTCATGTTTATTAATAAATGTTAGTACCTAATCTTTAAGCGCAGAGACCACGCTGCATCAGATCAGGAACGATAGTGGAGTTGTTCCACACGAAGGGATCCTTGGGGTTGGGGGGGTCCTTGCGAATCTGTTGGTTCGCGTTACGGAGCGCACCACCAACGGTCTCAGGGAAACCAACCTGAGCACGAGGCTCGAGGAAGTTTTGACCCTTGAGGATATCCTCTGGGGCAAACTGACCGAAGTCCTCAGCTGAGGCAACCTCCCGGGGGAGGAGGGATGAGGCGAGACCGGTGCCACGATTCATACCACCGCACACAGTATTACCCGCGGCGGATGGTCCAGCGGCGGGTCCAGCGGCGGGTCCAGCAGTGGGGGCGAACATCGAATACTCACGCTCGTTGATGGAGTAGTCAGATTTAGAGTTCATGTTGAAAAGGAGGAAGATCAGAGCAGCTACGGCGACCAACATCAGGATGTTCTGGTTACGGCCCTTCATTATCTTTTATATACTGTTAACAAATTTTTTTATTCTTCAACCTCATCGACAAATGCATATTCGTCTGGGTAAGTGTCAATAATTGGATCATCGTGGACTCTGACCTGGACAACATTCCAAGAAGATCCGAAAGCCTTCTTGGCAAACCAAAGTCCGGCAAATTCGAGGATCACATCACACGTCTTGTTGGTCTGGATGTTGTCGAAATCAATCGACTCTTGTCTGGTATTGAACACCTTGGTGTTCTCGAGACGATCGCCTGTGATCTGACCACTACCTACACTGAGGGTGTAGGCACCCTTGACGACATTCTCACTGAGTGTCTTACCAAACCACTCCGCACAGTTCTCATGGGCAGCCTCAAGGTTAAGTGTATCGATGGTGTCGATCTTCTGAATGTTTACATCTGATACGAGATCGATGACAATGTCCTCTGAAACATTTTCAACCCTGACCTTGTTGAGCTGAACGAAACATTTGCGTTTGTCATCATTGAGTACCTTCACAAAGTAGAGACCATCTTCACCTTTGGCTGGGGCAGTGTAGATCATTTATGTATGTATTGTGTTTCATTTCTTTAAACCAACAAATGGTATAGCTGCAGACTTGTTCAGTAATTCTTTCGATACCCAGTGATTTCTCCTGGGTTTGTAACCATACAAAGTCTTTGAGACATTGAAGTTCTTTGGTAAACTCTTCGCGTTGGCCGCCCTGAGTTTATACTCGTTCTTCACGTAAGAATTGTTCGTGACATTCACCCACTTCAATGTTTTCAGGTTAAAACGCTTATTACCTGAAGAGTTGGTGTATCCGTTTACTTTTATGTTTTTAACAACTGGTTTTAACCCCTGAACGAGTTGTTTAGATAACTTGTCTTCTGAGGGTTTCGTTGTAAATTTGTTGTATTTGTATGGGTCTACACGCTTTGCCTGGTTCATTGAAACGCGACCATCCTTCTTGGTGGCTGGTATTTTTCTAACAATTTTAGACTTCACACGCTTGAAAACATCTTCGATAGAATCGGTATTCCCGACTTTCTTATCAAACAACTGTCCGAGTTTTACGAGGCGAAGTCTGTCTCGTTGTTTCTTTTCGGGGCGGAGGTTGAGTTTACTCATCATATAAATATCTTCAATCAGAAATTCTTTACTTGCTACATAAACCTTGTTATTTGTGATTAATTTACCTGTATCTAGGTTTCTGTAAGTTATACCTTTACGTCTAGAGAGAACTACTTCATACCCAAATTCTTTTGGTCGCATGAATGGAATGTCAAGTAGACCACCAAGTGTAATATCCTCAATTTTACCACTCTTTGGAGAAAAGAAGCGTAAATTTGTATCGAGTGCAAACAGTTCTACATCGATGAAGACATCACCTTTACTGGGTTTATTTCCCAACATAGACTTTTTCTTTTTGATGAGAGTGTACCGACGAGATACGATTGACCCAGATGGTTTAAAACTGATACCTAAAAATTTGAAAAGTTTAGGGTGTTTCTTTTTCATGTTCATAAGTCGCGTCTTTACTCGTGTATTCAGGCGTTTAGATATCTCTCCCAATTTGTTCCATAGTAACAATTTAGTTGCTTGAAGTTTTCCAAAGTATTCTGGGTTTACAGGCATCCTAGGAACAAACTTTGCATCTATATCAGGGGTCACTATTCTATCTTTGAAATCCACGTATAAATTGAAGGCTTCCCCCCCACTCACAATGATATCACCCATCTTCTTCATATACTCTGATATTTCACCGATAGTCTCTATGATGATATCTCTGAGTGAGTCTGTTATGATAATATATACAACTTTTTCAAAATCTTTAGATTTATGAGTGCTGTGAACACGCGAACGAAACTTCCCAAGATCTCTTTGAGCGTTCCTGTCGAAATACTTTTTCAATTTTTCATCTTTGAAAAATAAATTTTCTTGAATGAATTTGTCAATCACTGACTTCGAATAAATCTGGTCATCCATTAATATATTGTGATATAATAAATGGTCTGTAATGTGATCGAGAATTGTAGATGCTATGCCTATAAAGGTGACATCAAACAATTCTGTGGGGTTAGAAAAGGTCCAAATGTTCTACCATGTTCTGATGAATGTTGTGCTGGGGGATGTCCTCAAAATGGTACAAGACAACCTTTCCGATTTATCAACAGACCCAGACAATCGAGTATGATTACACCCAAAGTAGCAAACATCTTTATACTATTAGCAATTGTCGTACTTCTTGTTCTGTTATACATAGACTTAAAGATTGGACGGGTAAGAAAGATATAATGTCTTTCGAAACCATCCAAACCGAGATCACCGCCCTCCGCAACGATATCAAGAACCTGGCTAAGCTTGTCCGCAAGGTCAAGAACACGCAGGAGGATCCCGATGGTGAGAAGGCTAAGGCTCGCGCTGCCAACAACGGTTTCAACCGCAAGCAGGATGTTACACCTAAGTTGCGCGAATTCCTCGGTCTTCCAGCCGAAGAACTCATCTCCCGCTCAGAGGTGACTAAGTTTATCACCAAGTACATCGCTGAACAGGGTCTCAAGCACCCCGAGAACGGTCGCCAGATTGTCCTCGACGGCAAGCTCCGCGAACTCCTCGCACCCCCCGCCGAAGTTGTTGTTACTTACCTTAACCTGCAGAAGTACCTCTCTCCCCATTACATCAAGAAGGAGGCTTAAAAAATAAACACATTCTATAATAAAACATGGTGACTTTCCTTACAAAGGAAAGCGCTGAACAACTTGTTGGTACAAAGATCAAAAACCTTGATTTGTACCAAAAGGCATTTACACATAAATCTGCTCTCAAGGAGTATGAACAATTTACAGAATCCTTCGAAACTCTCGAATTTATTGGTGACTCGGTCCTCGGCTTTGTAATCACAAAGTTTTTGTTTGATCGATATGAAAGTCGTCAAGAAGGTTTCCTCACGAAAGCTCGTACAAAGCTTGTTCGTGGTGAAACCTTAGCGAAGATTGCAGATGCATTAGGTCTAAGCCCTCTCGTCATCATGGATGAAAAGGGGTTAAGAAATAACTGGAACAATAACCCTAAGATTTTAGAGGATGTTTTTGAGGCCCTCATCGGTGCCATCTACATGGATATTGGTCTTCTTCATGCTAAGGAGTTTATCCTTAGGATTTACCAAGACCCCAAATTTGTGGATATGAACTCTATCATGGTGGATGATAACTTTAAGGATCATCTCATGCGCCACTGCCA